GGCTAGGAAATGTGGCGTAAGTGTCGAGACTGCTTGTCGTTCCAGCAACAATGCACTTGAAGGCAAGTGTGTTGTCTTTCGCGGGGTCGGCACGAACAACGTCACCAACCGCATAAGCCTTTTCAGCTTCCCACTTATGTAAAGCGTAGGGATAAGCCATTAAACCTCAAATACCTGGACAAAAGTAGCGTTGATTTCAGCTCGATCGACAAAAGAAATTGTCTTTGTCCACTGCTGGCAAAGAAACTTACTGCTGGCTGCTTCGCCTGGTGGCGTGTAATCAAAACTTTGGACCCCACCGCGAGCATCTAAAAATGTTTCGATGGTGTCAGCTTCCGTCTCAGACACCCGAAAAGTCAGGTTATAGATCTTGGGATCTTGGTTGATGCCAATCGTTGCTCGCTGGCTATAACCACTGCCAAAAGCAATTGCACGCACTTGTGGTGCGCTTTGCTTGGTCATCCCTGGTGCAGGGTCAAAAGCGGGGAAGGTACTCATTAGCGGGACAATAAGCCTCCAGGTCGTTGTTGCTTGATCAATTCTGCCTGCACAGCCGCTCCAATCAACCCTCCAAGCTGTTTACCGGCACCACTGTCGCCTGAAGCGGAACTGCCTTTGGCGTCAACGTTAACGACAACGTTTGTGCTGCTGACTCCGCTGCCACCGCTACTAGCCCCAAGCTTGTTGTTTGGAATGATTGTGCCAGAAGTATTTGGGACGAATAGCTCAGGGCCTTTCTCGCCAACAATGTAAGGCGACCCATTCTCGACAGGTCCACCTTTGGCTAATCCAGGAATACCACCACCAAAGAAGTTCAATCCAATTTTTAATGCTTGCATCTTTACTTGGGCTGCAATTATTTCTACAGCCATATCCAAGAAGTGATCTGCGGTCCTTTGGAACAAATTCGCTAACGCTTCACGGGCGCTCATGCTTCCGTCAATAATTCCCTTAAATGACTCAGAGAACGCATCTCCAATCGTGGTTGACAATTCAATTATTCGATTAGTTGGGTCAAGTAGATCATTTAATCCGCCCTGGATTACAGCGATCTGATCTCTAATTCTTTCTTCAGGCGTCTTGCCTTTACCAGGCCCTTTACTTGCTTCGCCTTTTATAGCTGCTTGTTGTTTTTTAAGAATGTCAAGCTGCTCTTCTAGGGCAGTGGTATTAGCGCCATTCGCTTTAGCTCGAAGAATATCAGTTTCTACCAGCTGAATCGCTTCAGTTTTTTGTTTTAGGAGTAAACCAACCTGCTTGTTAAATTCAGTAATTCTTTTCGCCTCAGCAGGCAACATTCCTTCCATAACCAGACGGTTATATTCTCTTGAAGCGGTAAGGTTTGCTTCTTGACTATCTCGAATTTGTTTTAGTGGAGCGACTGCATCTCTAAGAGCTTTTGCCCGTCTCTGCTCTTGATTAAGTGCAAGCTCTGCCAAAGCGGCTGTTTTGATTTGATTAGCCGTGTTTCTTTGACTAGCTACATAATCCTGGTCTTTAAGTGCAGAAATTTTGCGTAAAGTATTTTCATATTGCACTTGGATTGCATACCGTTTGCCTTCTTCCGTACCAGCAAGTTCAACTTGCTTCAATTGCTGCTGCAAGGTGATTGTCACGGCATCCGCTGCTCGCAGATTTCTGGCAGACTCGGCGTTGGCTCTTTTTGCATCTCTATCTGCTCTTTCAGCTAAAGTTTTGGCATTACGTGCTGCAGCGTTGTCAAACTGTTCTTGCTGTTTATTTCTTGTTTGACGCAATTTATCGTTAGCGTTTCTAGCTCTTTGGAAGGCAAGGGATTCTTTGTCCTGTGCTCCTTCTGCCTTTTTAAGATCCAAAACCAATTGAGCGCCTATCACATCTTGAGCTGCTATAAAAGCTTTTTCGTTTAATAAATCATTTCCTGCCTGGATCACAGAATTTTGTTTTTGAAGAATAACAAGTTCTTCTGCTGAAGTTTTAATCTTAGTTTTTCCTGATTTATCCTTTTTGTTCTGCCTGAGAGGGTCAAGGGCTGCAAGTTCTGGAGTCGCTTTTGCTACAATATCTCTGGACATTTCCTCAAGAAGAAAGTCTTTAAAGTCTTTGTCTCCTCCAAAGAGGAAACCTGCGCTAGCCCTTTTCGACGCTTCAGTTTCAGCTGCTTGGAAGGCTTGTGGGTCTAAGTTTGCTGCCGCTCTTTTAACATCTGACCCTTTTAAATTTTTAAAAAGATCCGTAATAAGTGAAGCAACTGCTATAATTGCTGGGGAAAGTTCAGTAACAAGAGCAACAAAAAGACCTGCTACTTCGTTCTGCAAGTCGTCGAAAGCATCATCTAGATCTCGAAGTGCGTTTACCTGTTCAGGCCGAACACCTGTCTCCTGGAGTAAAAGATTGTACGCCTCTGTCCTATTTCCTGCTTCTATCAAAGATCTAACTTGCGCTTCTGTAGAGGCACTAACTTCAAAACCAACTTGCTGTAATTGGTCTAATGCCGTCTCTGGAGCAGCAAGTGCATCTCCTAGCTGTCTAGCGCTGCCAACCAAGCGGTCCAAAACGGAGCCAAGAGCCCCAAGCCCAATACTGGCTTCAAAGCCAAATTTCTTTCCTCCTATAGCACCACCTAACGCTCCACCTAAAACACCCCCGGGGCCACCGCCAAACAAAAGTGGGAATCCTCCACCAACGAGTGCCGCACCAAAGCGCCCACCCGCCGCTTTACCGCCAGTGCCGCTAGTAACATTTCTTGCCCCTTCCCTTAAGTCTTCAGCAATATCTGCAGCTTCTTTGAAAAATTTGTTCCAAGAGCTTTGAATATTTAGTCTTCGTATTTTAGCTTGTGCATTCAAATCTGAAGCAACTTCAGCCGCCTGACCAAAAAATAAATTCCAAGATTGTTGAATTTTTGAACCTCTTGTTTTAGCTACTTTGTTCAAGTCCTCTGCAATCTCAGCGGCCTGGCCAAAGAATAAATTCCAGGATTGTTGAACTTTTGAACTTCTCGCTTTAGCTACTTTGTTTAAGTCTTCCGCAATTTCACCGGCCAAACCAAAAAATTTATTCCAGCTTTGTTGAACTTCAGATATTCGTACTGTTTCTGGCGAAGCGCCTGGCCTGTATGCGCCACTTGAAAAGCCTGTTGGCCCAGCAGAAACGGTGCGTCGTGCCGCTTCTTGTGCAGCGACTTGGCTTTTAATTAATTGATTTTGTCTTGCACGAGCTTCATTGGATTCTCCAAGAGCAGTTACATACCTTTCAACAGCTGCTCTTTCAGCATCCGTTCCCATCTCAACTGTTTTTAAGGCACGGCTAGCCTCTGATAAATTTTTAGTATAATTTTGAAGGTTTTGCAGTGGCAGCTCAAAAACATCTCTAGTTTTATTAGTAATATCAAGAATACGATTTATTTTTTTAAGTTCTTCTTTGAAGTCCTTTAGCTTGTCAGCACCCTTTACGCCGATCTCAATCTCAGCTCTATAGGCCACGACGATTCCAGCGCACTGCGATGCCTAAGTTTAACGCTTACGCCGCGCCTTATCCATTTCTTTCTTTTGTTCTGCATTGATCACGCCGAAATAGGCGCTCCAACCAAGCAACTCCTCTTGCGTCATCGTGGTGCGAACTTCAGACAAGCTCATGCCAAGCTCTTTGGCAACACCAAATTGCAGCATGAGCCAGTTGTCCTTCTGAAGCTCGGCTTCTAGGATTTTGGGTCGATGGCCTCTTCTTCGTCATCAGTCAAAATTGCCAGCATCAAGGATTGCAAATCCTTGTCCTTTACTTCGTTTTTAAGTACATCGACTTCACCAGCCAAGAACAAGGATTCACCCATCTCGTCCTTAGCCTTGGTGATCAGCAACTGCAAGGCAAACGCATTGGCGTCATCCGATCCAGCACGCTTTTGAGCGCGTTCACGCTCTGCCATCGTCAATGGCTTTACCCACATCTCAAACTCAGTCTTATCTGAAAGAGTAACTACTCTTTTTGTTGCCTCTAAATTTGCGGCTTTTTTGAGACGATCAATGGCGCGTAATGCCATGAGTTACAACTAATTGTCTTACTACGCTAGCACTAAAAAAGACCCCTAACAATGTCAGGGGCCTCTTTATCATCAATCGACTATCAGCTCTTAGCGAAGTCGAATGTAGGAGCTGATGTTGGGCGGAAGTTAATTGAAATCGCCTGAGCGTCGTCTGGAGTTACTGAGAAACTCGCAGAAGTCAGCACTGCTTCCATTGAGATGGAACGGCTAGCTGCATCGTCTGGCGTACCAGCTGAAACAACTGCATCCATATACAACTTGAACGTTGCGCCAGCTTGGTTGCGCTGGGTAACGTCTTCAATCAAACGAGCCGAAATGCCGGTGTCGTCATCAGTG